GGTGTAGGCGAGGTTACAACAGATTAGTACAGCAAATCACTACGTAATTTTCCAAAAGCTACACACAAAAATACAAAAAGCTAAAACATTTTTCCATAACTACCTGAAAACCAGGGGAGTGGGTTGAAATGAAAATGGTTTCCGTAAAGTGCTGGGTATCAATATATTAGCGTATAACCCCAGAACTCTCTATATCTTACAAAAAATTACAGCGTAATGCGACAATAGCCTGTTAAGATTATATAATAGGGGGCTAACGTCACACTATTGTAAGAAGTTATTTTTACATGTGAATATAAGTTATATATTAAAGACAACAATATGGCACTTAATTTGGGTGATGAGGTGGTTGCTGCGGTTTATCTAGGAGATGAAGTTGTGACAAACGTATATTTGGGTACTGAAACAGTATTATAGTATGCCTCAGGATTTATCACCACAAGCATTACGTCGTAAAAGAATTAGGGATTTAAAGTATGCTAATTCAAGAGACAGAGAAATTAAGAGGGCTGATAGTCAGAAGCGTCGTCGTGCAGCATTAAAGAATGGTGTAAACTTAGATGGCAAAGACTTTGATCATAACACTAGTAGATTTACAAGTGTAGCACACAACAGAGGAGGTACTCAACCTCAACACCGTAAAGACGGAACTAAAGCAGAAAGCTAATGAATATAAAATTATCCCCCTTATCCTTAAAAGATGCATGTTACAGAAAAGCTAAAGCTAAGTATAGAGTATTTCCATCGGCATATGCTTCTGGGTATATTGCTAAATGTCGTAAACGAGGTGGTAACATAAAGTAATGGCAGTAAAGAAGACTGAAAAAGGTGCATCACTTAAACGTTGGTTTAAAGAAGAGTGGATTGATGTCCGCACGGGTAAACCTTGTGGTAGAAGTAAAGGAGAAAAAAGAGGTGTACCTTATTGTAGACCTAAAAAACGTGTATCATCCGCAACACCTAAGACAGCATCGGAGATGTCTTCGTCTGAAAAGAGTAAGAAAATAGCAGAAAAGAAAAGAATTGGGCAACCGGCTGGTAAACCTAGAAGAGTTAAACCAGTAAAAAGATAAAACAAATAACATGGCAATAATTTATAGCTATCCTACCGAAGCCAACCCGGCATTATCGGATTTATTAATAGGAACTGACGTAGGTACTAAAGGAAATCCTACAAAATCATTCACAATAGGTAGTATTGTAGCACTAGTTGGTTCAAATGTGCCCGGTGGAGGTACATTAACGCAGATAAATACTGTAGGTACTACATTTATTGACTTAGTTGGCGGACCAATCACTACAACTGGTTCAATTACTGCTTCTCTTTCTGCTGGAGGCACACCTTCTGTTACAACTTTCCTTCGTGGAGACAATACTTGGGCTACTCCAGATATTCCTGCAGCGGTAAGCTATGTAATTAGAAGTGTACAAGCTGGGAATAATGCAAATATACTATTAACTGGTTCAGATGCATCACAAACTATAGTCGGTTTACTAGCTGGATCAAATATACAGTTTACAGACAACGGTTCTAATGGTATAATGGTAGATGTTGTTAATTTATTAGAAGGTACTGTTGAATCTGTTAACCCAGGTGATGGTTTAAAGCTACAAGCAGGCACTGTTGACGTAAATCCTACAATAGGTGTTGAAATTGTTGGCTCTAATAATTATATAACAGTAAACCATGTTGCAGGTACTGCAGATGAGGTTGATTATGTGCCTTTTCACGATGTTGCATCGGGTAATGTTAAAACAACTAAGTTTAATACAATACCAGTAGCATCGTTAAAATTGGTTAAAGATTATATTGATGCAGGTGATGATGGAGATGTTAGAAATAACACAGATACATATACAACTACAGGGGTAGTAAATCAAATAGTTAGTTTGGATTCTACAGAATATGCCGCTATTGCTACAAAAGACCCTAATACATTATATGTAGTTATTGCATCAAACCCAGATTTTACAATTACACAAAATTTAATAAACAATATTACAGGTGGAACTGCAGGCGTAGACTATACTTTATCAGGACCAGCCAACGGAGCTACAGTAGTTGGGGTAGCTGGAACGCCTTATGCATTTACCGTATCTGCTTCGCCAGTATCAGGTAAATACTTCTCATCTGCATTTAGCGCAACAAATCCCTCTGGATCAATTACAGCGGATTTAACAGTTAATAACACATTGACAGGTACTATAGCTGATATACCAGTAGGAACTTGTACTGCAACACTTGCAATAGCAAACAGTATTCAAGGTAATTCATCTTGGTATACAATAGGCGGTAGTGTAGCGGGAGCTGTAAGCACAGGACCATGTCCTCATGATTATAGTGGGGATTTTGTTACAACAGTAACACCAGCTGCAGGGTATCAATTTGTTTCAGGGCCGACTATTACTAATGCCAATGGAACTATAAGTGGTAGTCAAACTGTTACAACATTCTTAAGTGGTACAGTTGAAGCCATACCAGCAAGTGCAATTACAGTTACATTAAACGTTGACACTAGCGGTATAACATCCCCCGATGGCAGTGAAACTCAATTTGTTTTAAGTGGAAATCAAACAGGTAACACTAAATCCGGAACCACTAATCCTTTTAGTTACAGTTTCACTACTGGAATAGCTACAACAGCAGGGTATGAATTCACCTCTGGCCCCTTTATTAATAATGCTAGTGGAGATGCAACATTTAGTTTCACTGATACAACCTCCATTACAGGTGTTATTGAGCAAACTGCCGTAGCACAATGTACCGCCACATTATTTGTAGACAATCAAATAACAGGACCTGCTGCTGGATATACTATTGGTGGTGCTCAAACTGGTGCAATTTTCCCTGGAGATTGTCCTAATATATATGCATTTACTACAACAGTTGCATTAAACTCTGGGTATGTATGGACACAAAATCCAGTTGTAAATGATGCTGCAGGACAATTAACAGGCGGCCCGGCACAAGTAACGACAACAATCACAGGTATTGTAGCCGCTCAAGTAAATGACGTTACAGCAACATTGGATGTTACTCCTAATATTACGGGACCTCAAGAGTTTACTATAAACACTCCTGTTCCAGTAACAGGGCCTTCTCCGGTACCTTATAACTTTACACCGACTATATCACTATCAGCCGGATATTCTTGGACATCTGGCCCAACTTGGTCAAAAGCTTTACCGATTACAGGGAGTGTATCAGCAAATACTACCATACCTGTAACAGTAACAGGCGAAATTCAAGCGGTTAGCGGTAGCATTATTCCAGATCCAATTACTCAATTTACTAATGGGATACCAAATTCTACTATAATACAAGTAACATCAACTACAGGATGGGTATTAGAATTAGGCGGTGCGGCAGCAAGCAAATATACTCCAACGCCTTCAAGCGGTAGTGCAGGCTCAAACATTAATGTAACATTAGCATATAATGGTGCTGCTGTCACTAAAAATGCAACAATAATATTAAAGCAAGGCTCTAGCGGTATTATATTAGATACCGCTACAATAGACATGGGCTTTTAATTAAAAAATAAAAACGAACAATGGCAATAATATATAGTTATCCTCAAGCAATACCAAAAGATTCGGATCTTATTATAGGTACTGTTACATATGACCCTAATGATCCTAGCCCAGTAAGAGGTAACCCAACGAGATCTTTTAAAGTTAGTGATTTAGCCGCTTCTATTACTGGAAATAGTTACACTTTAACTAGTAAAGCTTTAGGTGCTAACTCATCTATAGTATTAACAGATAATACTGGATTTATAGCGGGTACTGTTAATTTTAATAGTGGTGCGGGAATGTCTGTTTTAGATGCCGGCAATACAATAACAATAACAAATACAGGTGTGCTATCAAACATTGAGGGCGCGGGTATCTCTTTAAGTGGATCAACGGGTAATGTAACCATAACAAACAGTGGGGTTACCGGCATGCTTGTTACTGATACCACATATATTGATTTAAGTTTAAGTTCTGCTACGGGAGATGTTACCTTAACAGCAGCATTGTCCGCAACAGGTACGCCAGGTAATAGTAATTATTTAAGAGGCGACAATCAATGGTTTACACCTGTAACTACCATAAATACAACAGATGGTACATATATAAATCTTACACCTAATACCGCTGCTAATGGGGCAGTAACGGTAACTGCGGATTTATCCGCAACTGGTACACCTACAAATTTAAACTTTTTAAGAGGAGATAATGTTTGGGCTACACCAGCAGGCGGAGGTACAGTTACTTCTGTTAATTCTGGTACAGGTATTTCAGTAGATAATACTGATCCTGATAATCCTATTATAAACAATACTGGTGTATTATCTAATATAGCCGGTACTGGCATATCTATAAATAACGCAACTGGTAATTCTACAATCACAAATACAGCACCAGATCAAACTGTTGTTTTAACTGGAAGTGGTGATACAACTGTTACAGGTACATACCCAACTTTTAATATATCCTCTAATTCAGGTGTTACTCAAATAGTAGCTGGTAATGATATATCAATATCACCTATTGGTGGAACGGGCATTGTAACAATAAATTCTACTTCGCAAGGAGGTGTTACATCTCTTATAGCTGGAAATAATATAACATTAGATCCTATAACTGGATTAGGTGACGTTACGGTTAATGCTCCAGGATTAATACCTTACACTGAAACATCTACAGCAAACATACAGTTTGTATCAGAAGATGTTGCTTTAGGTGGCGGTGTGTCATCAGATACAGTAGTACCTTCTCAATTAGCTGTAAAAACATATGTAGACAATGCTGTTGTTGGAGGATTAATATATCAAGGAGCTTACGATGCTTCCACAAATACACCAGTTCTTGATAGCAGAGGCACTCAGATAGCTGTTACTAAGGGTTGGACATATACGGTTACAGTGGACGGAACGTTTTATGGTGAAACGGTCAGAGTTGGTGATGTACTTATTGCCGAAACAGATTTAGCTGCTGGTACGGGAGCTTTAACTGATTGGACAACAGTTCAAAGTAATGTTGATTTAGCCACGGCAGGCACAAGTGTTACCGCTGTTAGAGGTTTGGCTGGATTTAATTCTGACGATTTTACTGTATCAAATGGATTTGTAGAAATAGTAGATCAAGGTTATGTTCCATATACAGGAGCAACACAAAATGTAGACCTTGGTACTAGAACATTAACTTCTGGGGATTTAACAGTTAATCATTCATCTGGATCAGGTGATGCTGTTGTAATAAACAAAGGGGGAAATGGTAGTGGCTTGGTTATTAATAAAACAAGCGGCTCAGGCGATGCTTTAGAGGTTACTGGTAGCGCAGACATTTCAGGTAGTTTAACTGCTTCGTCTATTATAAAATCGGGCGGTACTGCTACGCAGTTTTTAAAAGCGGATGGCAGCGTTGATTCTAATACTTATTTAACAACTGCTGTTACTAGTATAACTGCCGGCACAGGATTAGACGGTGGTACTATAACTACAACTGGAACTATTGATTTAGCTGACACTGCTGTAACCCCAGGTGCATATACAAACGCTAATATAACAGTTGACCAGCAAGGTAGAATTACTGCTGCTGCTGATGGGTCGCCAGGTGGTGTTACTGATTTAACAACTGCTAATAGCACTTATGTTAATTTAGTAGATTCAGGTACGGCAACTCAACCAATTCTTACCGCTTCACTTTCTGCAACAGGAACACCAGATTCAACAACATTTTTAAGAGGAGATAATAGTTGGGCATCAATTCCTGGAGGTACACTATACGGTTTTTCTAGCGCTCAACAAGTTGGTAATGTTGTAGGTTTAAATTTAACTAGTTCAGTAGGTACAGTAGATACAGTAAGATTAAGCGGTGGGCCTGGGATTACTTTAACTGATAGTGGTGGTAGTAATATTGTAACTATTGAAGCTTCAGGATCTGGTGGTGGTACTATTGTTAAAGATGATTTTATAGGTACAGGATCCCAGAAACAGTTTATATTAACAAATGCGCCAGCATCTAACTTATTTACAGATGTATATATTAATGGTATTTATCAAGAAAAAGAAACATATAGTGTAACAGGTACTAGTTTAGATTTTGTAGCTGCTCCACCTTTAAATGTATCAATAGAGGTAATGTCTATTATTGTTTCTAATTTATTACCAGGAGCAAATACATTAACTACTGACGACTTTGTAAGCACAGGCTCTTTAACTTACACTTTAAGTACAGCTCCACCAAACGAGGATTTTACTAGTGTTTATGTAAGTGGTGTGTATCAAGAAAAATCTACTTATGCAGTTTCAGGAACAACATTAACATTTACAGAAGCACCTGTTACTGGAGATACAATTGAAGTTGTTATTATATCTTCAGCCTCTTTAGTAAATACACCGCCTACAAATTATAATACAAGTGTAATATCTACATCAATAAATGCATCTAAAAATACTTTATATGTATTAAAAGCTGATTTAACATTAACATTACCTGGATCACCCGCTGCAGGCGATTCAATTAAAATAAGTAACTTGTCTGGTGTTGCTACATGTATCGTTGCAAGAAATGGTAATAATATTATGGCTACGGCTGCAGATTTAACATTAGATAATGCAGTAGCAAGTTTTGAATTAGTATATACGGATGCAACAAATGGTTGGGTTATTATAGGCCCACAATAAAATAAATTAATAAAAATAAATTATGAGTAATTTTTCAGATTTTTTTCCCGCGCCAGGTGGCGGTGGTGGCGGCGGTGGTGGAATACCAAAATATCAAGAGTTTATAACCTCAGGTACATTTACCCCAAGTCAAGCGTTAATAGATGCTGGTGGTAGAATAGGATTGTTTATAGTTGGAGGAGGAGGTGGAGGCTCTAACACTACTGGCAACTCCTCTGGTGGAGTTGGAGGAGAGGTGTTAATGCAATATGTTACTTTAACAAATACAAACGCTGTAATTGTAACTATCGGAAACGGTGGTAGTACGAGTAATGGTGGAGGTAACACTACTTTTGCAGCAAGTTCAGCGGGTGGAATTGACATAGTCGCGCTAGGAGGACCTGGAGGTACCTCTAGTAACACCTCAAAACCATACGATATACTAACAGCTGGTTTTGGAGGGACGCAGGGAAGCTCTGTTGGTGCTGGCGGAGCTGGGTCTGGTATTTTAGGTTATGGAGTTGGAGGTGGTACTAACAGTACGCCTGGAATGGGGCGGGGAAAAAACAATTCCGGAAGCGCAGGTGGCAACAATAGCACTGGAGGTTCTGGTTTTGTAAGAGTAACTTGGTTTGAATAGAATATAATTATGGAAAATAAAATAGCAATAATAAAAAACGGTGTTGTAGATAATATAATTATAGCAACAACAGAATTTGGAGACACACTAGCTGACACAACGGTTGACGTTACATCTATTGAATGTGCAATAGGTTGGTCATATGACGGAACAAATTTTGCTGCACCTGTAAAAAGCCAAGAAGAAATAGAAGCTGAAGCAAAAGCTTGGAGAGATTATGAACTTAGTTCTACAGATAATGTAGCACAAACACCAGATTATCCTAATCGTGATACAATACTAGTATATAGACAAGAATTAAGAGACTGGCCATCAACAGATGCGTTTCCAGATACTAAACCTGTAAAACCTTAATTATGGCATTAACACAAGTAACAAATGAATTAATAGCGGATGATTCTATAACACATGCTAAGGTTGGCTCAGAATTTACATCCTCACATTCTTTAACGGCGGCTGCTGCAATTGATGTTAATTTTAATGAGGCTCAAGTATTTTCATTAACACCAGATCAGAATACAACATTAAATATAACAAATCCTGTTGTAGGTATTTCTAAAGTAATTGTAATAACAGGCGCTGGAGCTACTAATACCATATCTTATACAGTAGGTGGTGTTGCTGGTACATTTAATTTAATTGCTGGGGAATACGATGATACTGCTGCATTAAAAAATTTTATACAAATAATGTGCGTTAGCCCAACTGAATTTTGGTATTCAATATCACAAATAGCAGTTTAATATGTTTGGACAAGGATTAGTTTTTGGAGGTATTGCTGGAGCAGCAAGACTTGAAATTTATGACATTGAATATTTATCAGTTGCTGGTGGGGGTGCTTCCGGTGGTGGGGGTGGTGGTGCTGGAGGATATTTAGCATCTACGTTTTCAAGTGTTACTCAAAATAATACATTAACTATAACCGTTGGTGGTGGTGGAGGAAGTTTATCGCCAGGTTATAATACCAGCATAACTGGAATATCAACTGTCACTTCAATAGGGGGTGGTGCTGGTGCGTTTTATAATTCAAACATTACGGTTAATGGTGGTTCTGGTGGGGGAGGTGCTAAAGGATATACTGGATTAAGAAGTGCCGGAACCGGAACGCCTGGGCAAGGAAATAATGGAGGAACTGTTTTTAATGGTGGTGGCGGCGGCGGCGGAGGCGCTGGCGCAGTAGGAAACAATCAATCATCTTCTAATTATGGAGCAAATGGCGGAAATGGTATTCAATCTTCAATTACTGGCGTAGCCACTTATTACGCTGGTGGTGGTGGTGGCGGTGGTCAAACCGCTGGTGGTACTGGTGGTCTTGGCGGCGGTGGTAACGGAAGTAAAAATGCAGGAGCGGCGGGTACGCCAAACACTGGCGGCGGCGGAGGCGGCGGCTGGGGTAGTTCTGGAGGTTTAGGAGGCTCTGGAGTTGTAATTTTACGAATGCTGACTGCTGGATATTCGGGTATAACAACTGGAAATCCAATAGTTACAACTGATAGCAATTACACGATTTTAAAATTTACTGGAAGCGGAACATATACGACATAAAATATGGCACATTTTGCAAAACTTGACGAAAATAATATTGTTACACAAGTACTTGTTATAAACAATGACGTACTTCTTAAATCTGACGGGACGGAATCAGAAGACAAAGGAAAAGTGTTTTTAAATGGGTTGTTCGGAAGTGCAACTTGGGTTCAAACTTCTTACAACAATAATTTCAGAAAACAATACGCTGGTATTGGTTACACTTATGACGAAGCAAACGATGTTTTTATTGCACCACAACCTTTTAATTCTTGGGCATTAGACGAAAACTTTGATTGGCAACCACCGACACCATATCCAACAGACGGACAAGATTATCAATGGAATGAAGAAACAATTTCTTGGGATTTAACAAAATAATTAATAAATAAAACATGGCATTAACTAAAATAAAATACGGTGTATTAGGTGATCAATTTACAACATCTACTCCATTAACTCCCGCTGCTGATGTAGATATGGATTTCACAGCTGCTCAGGTGTTTACAATGACATCTAGTATTGCTGTGGATATAAATTTTACAAATGCGCAAATTGGTGATACTAAAGATTTAATTGTTACTGATTCCGGGGGTACTTCATCTCTTACATTTGATATAACAACTAACACTATAACCACAATAGCGGGTACATATAGTAACACTGCAGGAGCTGCAAACTTTATACAAATTGTTTGTATTGCACCAAATACATTTTTCTTATCAATATCACAAAGTATATAAAATATGAAAGCAAAAGATTTTAATGGGAGTATTAGTACTTGGAGGAGGTTACCTAAAACCTATAAAAGTGCAACAAAGTATTATACAGCTTTCGATAAGGCAAGTAAAGATATTATAGAAGCCGAAGGTTTTTATGATGTTGTTAAGCCAAGCTATGATAGTATAAGTCAAAAATTAGGTTCTATTGAGTTTGATAGCGAAAAAAAAGTATTTACTTATCCTGTAATTGATATTGATTTTAATGCCACTTATGAGGTAATTGGAGAGGATATGGAACCGACAGGGGAAACACTTCCAGTATACGATATTGACAAACTAAAGTCAGATATTAAAACCCAAATTAAAACTAAAGCAGGAGAATTATTAAAACCTACAGATTGGTATGTTACAAGGCTAGCTGAAAGAGCTATAGTAATACCAGATTCTATTAAAACTGAAAGAGCAGATG